CTATGATAGAGAGGTACACGACGCTATAACGACCCTTAGCGTAGAGGGCGGCAACGAATACATGACCGTAAACATGATATACCAAACCATGACCGGCAACACAAGAATAAACATATCACAGCAGCAAGCAGAAGCCATAAGCAACAGCATTACAAAGCTTATGTATAGCCGCCTTGTGATTGACGCAACAGAGGAAGCAAAAGCCTTTGGTTTTGAAAAATTCAAATACGAGGGGGCTACAGTACCAGCAGAGCGCGTTACAGCGACCATTAACGGGGCTACCCTTGATTGTATTCATCTGCTTAGAATACCACCGCTATATGACTATGCAAACCGCAAAAATCAAATAGGGCGCGTAGATATAAGGCTATTAGACAGCCCCATAAACAAAAGCGAAGCAGTTATAACGCTGCAAGGCTACCTATACCGGCGCATATTGGCAATGAAAAGCGGTTTAAGCTCTACAATAGTCTATGACACGATTTATAAGCAACTTGACGTATCGGCAGCAAGCGACGGCGCATTGAGAAAGAAAAAATCAAAAGTGCGCGGGCAAGTCAAAACAATTTTAGACTACTGGAAAGACAAAAGCTTTATTGCCGGGTACGTCGAGAATAAGCGCGGGCAGGAAGTCTATAGCGTTACCGTTAGGCTAAAAAGTACCCCGTAGAAGTGGCAACGCTACCCCGTAGAAGTGGTAACGCTACCCCGTAGAAGTGGTAACATTCAAGCCCCCGAAAAATGCCCTTAAACCCTTGCTACATCGGGCTTTTCGGACAAGGCAAAAAAACGTATAAGCTTTATAAGCTATATAAGCTTTATAGCGGGCTTTGCGGCTTGCTTTACAGCAGCCGCAAGCCCTGTTATAACAGAGAAGAACGAAGAAACTACAGGCGGCTACCCCCCTGTGGGAACATGAAAGGAGCTGGACGCATGGCGCAGCCGATTTTACCGGCGCAGCTTGAAGAATTGAAGCCCTTAAAGCAATGGGTATGCTATCAAGCCGTTTGGGATGAAAAGAAGCAGAAATACAGCAAGATACCGAAGAACCCGGCGACGGGGTACGGGGCTAAGGCAAACGACCCCAGCACATGGGCGACTTATGCGGACGCGATACAGGCAGCAGAAGCGCGGCAGCTTACCGGCGTGGGCTTTGAGTTTGCAAGCGGCTATATGGGCGTAGACCTTGACGGCGTTATAGACGAAGCCGGGCAGCTTAGCGAGTTTGCAGCCGCCATAGTGCGAGAGCTGGACAGCTACACGGAGTACAGCCCCAGCGGTACGGGCTTACATATCCTTTTGAAAACAACGTTAGGCAGCGTAGGAAGCCGCAACGATGATATAGGGCTTGAGATGTACAACAATGGGCGTTTCTTCACCGTCACCGGCAAGGTATACGGAGAGCCTAAGCCCATACAGGAGCGCACACAACAGGCGCAAGCCGTCTTTAATAGATACCTAAAGAAGCCGGACAAGGCAGCGCAGCAGCCCGCCTACACCCCTGTGGGAACATATACGATAGACAGCGGCGACCTATGGCGCAAGATGTTTGAGAGCCGAAACGGGGCAGAAATACAAGCCCTTTATAACGGCGATACAGGCGCACACGCGAACGACCACAGCCGGGCAGACCAAGCTTTAGTAAACCATTTAGCATACTGGACGAACGGCGACCCGGCTAAGATTGATGAAATGTTTAGGCAATCCGCGCTTATGCGTCCTAAGTGGGACGAAAGGCGCGGGGCGCAGACATACGGCGAAAAGACCATAGCGAACGCTTTAGCAGATTTTAGACCATATACGCCACCGGCGCGGCAGCAGCAGCCCGTAGTGGCAGAAAGGGGGCAGGGCGATAATATGAGTAATGCGGGTAATATTGATAATACGGAGCAGCAGCCACAGCAGAGTAACCCCGGCTTATTTGATGAAAATAGCAAGCCGGACAGCGTAAAAAGCTATCTGTATGGCGCGTTTGGGGCAGACCTTGACCACTTCCAAAGCTTCAAAGACCGTAAGACCGGTTACAGCAATATAGACGCAATAACAAGCCTATACCCCGGTTTATACGTTATCGGGGCAATAAGCAGCTTAGGTAAAACGACGTTTACACACCAGTTAGGCGAACAATTAGCGGCAGCGGGCGACCATGTATTATACTTTAGCTTAGAGCAAACCCGCCTTGAAATGGTAAGCAAAGGCATAAGCCGCAGGACGGCGCAGCGCACATATAAAGACGGCTTTGACGGCGCAGTAAGTGCAATAGACATAAGGCGCGGCAATATAACAGACAGCGTAAGGGCGGCGGCTAAGGAATATGCAAAGGACGTAGAAACAGAAAGCCTTATTGAGTGCAGCTTTGACACCACAATAGACAGCATTACAAGCTATGTATTGGGATATATCAAAGCAAACGACGCTAAGCCCGTCGTTATCGTGGACTATTTGCAGATAATCAGACCGGCAGACCCACGGCAGACAACAAAAGACGCTGTAGACGGACACGTTAGAGCCTTAAAGAAGCTGCAAACAGAGAATGACTTAGTTGTTATTGTGATAAGCAGCTTGAACCGGCAGAACTACTTAACCCCCGTAGACTTTGAGAGCTTCAAAGAAAGCGGCGGCATTGAGTATACAGCCGATGTTATATGGGGCTTGCAACTTGCCATTATGAATAGTGATTTATTCGACAAGAAAGATAAGCTCAAAGAAAAGCGCGAAAAGGTTAAGGCGGCAAAGCTGGAAGTACCCCGCAAAATAGAGCTTGTTTGCCTAAAGAACCGATACGGCAAAAGCAGTTATTCTTGTGGTTTTAATTATTACCCGCAATATGATTTATTCGAGCCGCAAAGCGACTTTGACGGCTTTACAGAGATTAACGGGCCTACCCCGTTCGACAGGATATAAAGCAGGGGCGTACTTAGCCGGTACGCCTTTTCTTTTTTGCTTACTATGTATACAGGAAAATAAAATATTATCATGTACTTGACACGTTCACAAAAATATGATATTATGGTGTACGGGGTGAAATATATGTTTACAGACGTTGACGTTATCAGAGTGGGGCATACCGAAAGAGAGCCGTTAAAGTTTAAGCAGCTTGTAACGGACGACGGAGAAGCCCTTGAAAATTGTTTTTTCAACGAGTACGCCTTACCTATCCCCGGCTTTATTCCCGTGAAGAAAAGCGCGGACAGTAAAGCGACTATGTATATTAACGCTGATAAGCTCTTTGCGCTTGTCGTGGACGACGACCAACAAGACAATATGCGTACAGACCTTATAAAGCCCAAAGAATATAAAGAAAGGGGCTGACCAATGGGACTTTTTGACCGTATTTTTAGGCGGCAGGAGAAAAGGCCGGTAGTTCAGTTTATCAATGAGCAGGCCGGGGCTTTCACTTCAACCTGTGGGGACGCTTACAGCAATGATATTTACCGGGGTGCGGTTGACGCTATCGCCCGGAACATGGGAAAGCTTAAGGGCAGCCATGTATTAAAATATGCCGACCATAACGAAATTGAGGGAGATTGTAAGCTTAACCGTTTGTTACAGGTGCGGCCAAATCCGTATATGAGCGCATACGACTTTTTATATAAGCTTGCAACTCATTATTACCTGTACAATAACGCTTTTGCTTTGCTATGCAGAGATGAACGCGGCAATATTACAGGAATTTACCCGATTACTGCAACCGGCGTAGATATGCTAAGCGACGCGCAGGGCAGTTTATATTGCCGGTTTTATTTTAAAAGCGGCCAGCAATCTATTTTCCCTTATCGGGATATTATCCACTTGCGCCGGAACTTCAACAGCGACAGCCTTTTAGGAGACGACAACCGCGCATTATTCCCCGCGCTGGAGCTTGCGCATACACAAAATGAGGGGATTATAAGCGGAATTAAGGCCGGGGCAAATATCCGGGGCATATTGAAATATACACAGATAATGTCACCGGAAAAATTAAAAGAAGAAAAGGCGGCTTTTATCAATGATTATCTGCAAATCAGCAATGACGGCGGCATAGTGGCGTTAGACCAAAAAGCCGAATATCAGCCGATAGAGAGTAAGCCGGTTATCCTTAGCGCAGAGCAAACACAGGAAGTAAAAAGCAAGATTTACGATTATTTAGGGGTTACGGAAAGCATTGTAAACAGCAGCTATACAGAAGATGAATTTAGCGCGTTTTACGAAAGCACAATAGAACCCTTTGCGGTAGCCCTAAGCATGGAGTTTACCGCAAAAGTCTTTACAGACCGTGAACAGGCTTTTGGAAATTCCATTGTGTTTGAAAGCGGGCGGCTGCAATTCAGCAGCAATAAAACGAAAGTAGAGCTTATAAAGGAACTTATGCCTTTAGGCCTACTTACAGTAAATCAGGCCTTAGAAATCCTTAATATGCCCGGAATTGAGGGCGGCGACAAGCGTTTACAGACTTTGAACGTAGTAGACGCAAATAAAGCAAATCAATACCAGCTTACAAAGGCGGGGAGTGATACAGAATGAAATACATTTATGGTGTATACAGAAAATACAGATATTACAGAGTATGCCCGTATTGCGGGGCGCATTTAGACCCCGGCGAAAAATGCGACTGTAGGAAAGGCGGTGCAGCATGAGTAAAGATTTTAATTACCAGATAACCCGCCCTGTGGCGGTTCTTAGCCGCAGTAATAACGGGAGATATACAGCAGAAGTAAACTATATCAGCTATAACGGCGACGAGCCTAAGCTTGATATAAGAAAATGGGACAGGGAAAACAATAAAATGCTTAAGGGCATTGCGCTTAACAAAGCGGAAGCCGAAGCCCTTAAAGAAGCCCTGTTAGGGGGTATGGAGCCATGAAAGAAATCAGAGTAGCGGAAATTAGAGCAGAAGCACCGGCAGGAGCTGAAAGCCTAACTTTGTGGGGGCAGCCTATTGTATTTGACACGCCCACCACGATACACGACCCGGCAGGGGACTATATCGAAATTATTCAGCGTGGCGCACTGGACGGCGCAGACCTTAGCGACGTGAGATTATTTTATAATCACGATTTAAGCAAAGTGCCGCTTGCCAGAACGCCTAAGACAATGCAGCTAAGTATGGGCGCGGCAGGGCTTGAAATGAATGCGGCATTGCCAGACACAGAGGAAGCGCGGGCGGTATATGAAGCTGTAAAACGCGGGGATTTATCCGGCATGAGTTTTGCGTTTAAAGTACCGGCGGGCGGCGATAGATACGACGTAAGCACCAACACCCGAACAATTACAAAGATTGAAAAAGTGTTAGAGTGCAGCGTTGTGCCTTTTCCGGCCTATCCTACAACCAGCGTAGAAGCCCGCAGCGCAATTTCCAACGGCCTTAAGAACCTTGAAGCAAGGCGACAGGCTAAAATACTTTACAACCAGATTATGAAAGAGAGGTTTTAACCTATGAAATTTAAAACTATTGCAGAAGCCTTTAACCATTATCGTACTATGAGCGTTGAAGATATGGAAAAGAGGGCAAAAGAAATTAACGACCTTATCGACACCGACGCAAGCGCAGACCTTGAAGCCCTTAATATCGAGCTGAAAGGCATTAAGGAAGCCCGCGAAAATGCGGAAATGAGAGCCAGCGCAGCGCAGACCTATAATTTCATTACCGGTATGCACACCGGCAGACCGTCTTTTGAAGCCACAGAGGGGGACATTGTAGCAAGCCCGGAATACCGCAGCGCATTTTTTAAGCGTCTGTTAGGCCGTGAGCTGAACGAGGGCGAAACCGCCGCATGGAAGAAAGCGCAGGACGAAAAGAGAGCCGACGCTTACAGCACTGTTTCAGAAGTGGCCGGGGTTATCCCTACACAGACACTTAACGAGGTTATCAGCAAAGCCCGCACAATGGGCGGCGTATTGGCAAATTGCCGCGCGTTCAATATCCCGGCAAAAACCCGTATTCCTGTGGGTACGCCACTTTCAGCCGCAGAATGGAACGAGGAAGGAACCGCAGTAGAAAGCGGGGAGCCGTCTATTTCTTATGTGGAGTTTGGTAATTATGAAATTATCAAAGTGCTTAGCATTTCCGCGTCTGTGCGTAAAATGAGCGTTCCGGCCTTTGAAGGCTATCTTACCACGGAGCTTAACAGTAATGTTATGGCGACCCTTGCAAATGGCGTAATCAATGGAACCGGAAGCGCACAGGGAACCGGCCTTGAAAAAGGTATCACATGGGACGGCACCAACAGCGTAACATTTACCGGCAGCACAAATACTAAGCTTGCATGGGACGACCTTGTAAAAGCTATGGCATTGCTTAAGCGCGGATATGCCAACGGCGCAAAGTTCGCTATGAACAATGCCACCCTTTACAACCATGTTTACAGCCTTATGGACAACAATAAGCGGCCTGTATTCATTCAGGACACACAGACCGACAGAGTAGGTAAGATTTTGGGCTTTGAAGTTATCGTAGATGACTACATCCCGGACGATACTATTTACTTTGGCAACTTCCAGTACATGGGCTACAACATGGTGGACGGTATCGCGGTGGAAGCTTCTACACAGAGCAGCTTTAAGAGTGGCCGCATTGACTACCGCGGAATGTGTATTGCCGACTGCAAGCCTATTGTAACAGAAGCTTTTGTAAAGCTTTCTAAGGCCAGCGAGTAAACAGCTTAGAGGGGGTGCAGGGTGCTATAACGCCCCTGTGCCCTTTTCTTTATGAAAGAGAGGTTTTTATAATGCTAAATCTTACAGACGCATTAAATGTGCTTAGACTGGACAGCGGAGCCAATGACGATTTTGTATATTCTTTACTGGAAGCTATTCCCGGATATATCGAGGTAACAACCGGAATGAGCATAGAACAGCAGGAAACGGAGCCTTTAGTTGATACGGTAAGCGGCTTTCTTCTTACCCTGTGGTATTACAGCGACCATACAGACGACGTAAAATTACAGCGTACTATTGATAACCTGTTAAAGTGCATTACGCTTAAGGTACAGCGGAACCCATGAAAGAATACGCAAAAGCCTTTTACAAGGGGAAGAAATGGAAGAAAATAAGCCGCCTGTATATGGAACAACAGCACTATATATGCGAAAGGTGCGGGGGTGTAGCCACGATATGCCACCACAGAAAATATATATCTCCGGCAAACATCAATAACCCGGCCATAACTCTAAATTTTGATAATTTAGAAGCCTTATGCCAAGAGTGCCACAACCAAGAACATTTCCAGAAATACAATACGGCCATATTTGACGCAAACGGGAATATGACCGGCGTAAAAGAGAGCGCAGAGCTTGAAGAATATAAAAAAGCGATTGAAGAATTAGAACGCATGAAAAAAGGCCGCGTAGAAAGCCCGTAGAGCCATTTTAACGAGTGCGGCAATATAAAACCTTGTCTAAGCATTAAAAGGCCGTGTACGGGCTTATATGAGCCTTAAACGGCCATTCTTAAATTAAGGGGGTATATTATGAATTTTGTGGAGCCTATCAGAGATACCACAACAGTACAGGACATTGCCGACTATCTGAAAGAGAAAGCCCCTAAATACTACATAATGTACATGATAGGCATATACAGCGGGCTTAGGGTATCGGACATATTAAAGCTTAAAATCCGGGACGTGAGGGGAAAGGACAAAATAAAAATACGGGAGAAAAAGACCGGAAAAGAAAAGCTCTTTCCAGTGAACCGGGAATTAGCCGCAGCCATTGAGGACTATTGCAAGGATAAGAAAGATTATGAATACCTTGTACCAAGTGCCAGAGCTGTAAACAAGGCGGTAAGCAGAGAGTACGCATACAGGGTAATACATGAAGCAGGGCAGCACTTTGGCCTTGATAACTTAGGCACGCATACAATGCGCAAGACCTTCGGTTATCACTTCTACCTACAAACAAAAGATATTGTGCTGCTTATGCGTATCTTCAACCACAACGACGAAAGCAAAACGCTTAGATACATTGGCATAGAACAGACCACAATAGACGCGGCTATGATGAAGTTTAGCTATAAAAAATAGGGTACAACTTCACATATTAAACGCCTGTGAAGTGTGAGTATGTATACATGATAATAAAGCCTTATTCTGTGGGCTATTTGCGTATATCTGCAATACTTCACACAATGACCATTAAGTGAATGAGAGAAAGAGAACCAAACGGCGCAGGAAACGGCAGGCAGATTATTTTTAATCCCCCCGGCCTTTATAAAAGGGCATGGGGCTTAGGTACCGGCGTGGGTACTCAAGAAAACCCCTACAAGGGATAACATAGAGGGGGTTATTGCGTATTTCCTGTAAGTATGGTATACTATGTATACATG